GACCAGTACTATTATTTGAATCTGAGTCAACTATTTTAGACGAATCTAACATAAAACCGGATTTAGAGTAAAACACTGTATATTTATTGATAGACTCATAAGTAAAAAAATGTCTGTAATTAAACACTCAAAGTACCGTAATTCAGGAATTTTATTCGAATTACTAGTAAGAAGGACTACGGCAGATCTTTTGGAAAATAAAGACTCTCGTGCCGTAAAACTGTTGAAGAAATATTTTACTAACACTGAGTTGGGTAGAGAATATTATCTGTATAACAGTCTTATTAATAGCCAAAAAATAAATGAGGCAAAGGCTGATATATTAATAAATACCGTATTAGAGCAATATAAAAAACTGAATAAGTCCGAAATAGAAAAGCAGAAGTTCAATCTGATAAAGGAAGTAAAGAGACATTACAATCTAGATGAGTTCTTCAAAGCTAAAATAGATAACTACAAAGTTTACGCATCAATTTACACTATCTTTGAATCGCAAGGTAATAAAAAATCAGATGTAACTCAAGTATTTAATAACAAAATATCAATACTAGAGCATATAACTAAAGAGCCTATATTTGATAAATCAGCTCCTAAAGCAATCATAGAAGAGCTGATGAAAGAGGATAAAGAGATAAGAATCCTTGCCTATAAAATCCTCGTAGAAAAGTTCAACGAAAAGTACCAGGGAATGTCTGCTCGTCAAAAAGAGGTACTGAAAGTCTACATCAATAGCATTTCCGATAGCACAGCACTCGCAGAATACTTAAACGAGCAACTAACTACACTAAAGGCTGAAATAATAGATCTTACTAAAAAAGTTGACGATGCAGCCACTAAGATTAAGCTAGCAGAAGTAGTCAAATTCATAAAGCCTATCAAAGAGAATAAAGCCGTAAAGGATGAGACTATCACAGGTATACTACAATTTATAGAATTAGTAGAAGAGGTAAATAAGATTAAGTAATGGATATTCAAGAACATGTACGTATACTAAGGGAAGAGAGGAATAGTGATCCTATCCTAGATTCCTTTTATCAAGAGTATTTATACTTTAAACAGCTTTACTCTGTAGCAGAAAAAAGCGGAGACCGTGATTTAATTTCTCAATACGGAAGGATTTTGGATGATAAAGTTAAACTAATCACTAGCTACGCCCTGAGAAAAAATTTAGATAATCCTTTTGATAATTCTGAATTAGACGAGGAGTCCGTTACAGGTGGAGGTGAGGCATATAATCCTGGACTAAACAATCCCGCTAAGAAGTATAAAGGTCCAGAGATGAAAGGAGAGAAGGACAAAGAGCCAAAACTAGCAGCAGGTAAAATCAAAGAGGATTATGCTGTGACTCACTTTGGATTCACCCCCGCTCCATCTATACCAAACAGACCATCAAAAGGTGGATTTGAGTATAAGAGCTTGTGGGAGGGAGTATTAGCGGAAAATTATAACTCATTCCGGAAAAATACAAGCACTAGAACAAAAGCGCAGCAGTATCATGAGGGCGTTAAGATTGTTCGCAAAGAGTTATCTAGGATAAACACTCTTATGGAGTACCTAAATAAGCTAAAAGAAAGTCTTAATGAGGGTGGCGAGTTAAAAGAGATGAGCCACACTAGAAAGTCTGTAGACAAAATACTTGTAAAAATCAAATCAATATACGTAAAAGCAAAATCACTGTAAGATGGCTAAATCATCATCTGATAGCAAAAATAAAGTAGTATTTGGAGCTCGTAAATTAGGATCAGCTCAAAAATCTTATAACAAACATACCCCAAAACCTAAAAAATATAGGGGACAAGGTAGATAAAAACCACATATTTATTAGTATGACAGCTCTAGAATTATATAGAAAGCATAAAGTAGGTGAGGTATCTAAAGATAGGTTCATCAGCGAAGTCAGAAAAGACTCTCAGCTCCCTTGGATAAATAATATGACATCGTATGACGATGCTATTAGGATATTAAAAAACAAGGGAATCATAAAAGAAGATTACCAAGCTAGCATAGAAGACTCTGATATATCAAGTATAATTGATTGGGTTGATACCAACTACCCTGAGGGTATCACTCCTACACAGTTATATTCAAAATATCCTGGGATGCATGATGCTAATATGTACACTACCTTAGTTAAATTAGCTAACCAAGGAAAACTTGTAACTAGTAAAGGCACTAAGATAGATTCAGATAAGGTAGAGAGGATTATGGATAGAACAGGAAATCAGGCTATGATGGCGTTGATGAGACCTGCTAGCGCAAATGAGGGACGATTTGATGTCCCTGATCCAAGGTATATTGAAGACCCTTACGGTGGTTGGGAGTTTGAAGATGATGTAAAAGATATCGATCATAATGATGATTACGATGCTTGGCGTGATAATCAAGAAAGAGATACCGATGAAGATGATGAAATAAAAGAGAGGAAACTTACTAAAGCTGAAACTAAGAAGAAAGAAGACATTGTAAAGGCTATGAAGAAGACTTATAAAGGTCCAAAGTCTAAAATGTACGCTATTGCCACAAAACAAGCAAAGAAATCTGTCAACGAACAAAAAGATTTAAGCCTTGAGATTGATAGGATGAATCCAAAAATCGTAGCAAAGGCTATTGATTTTGAAATGGAGGAACTCCCAATATCTGAAATGACGTTAAGTAACTACTTTAAAATCCAAAAGAAAGTAGTAAATAAATTAAAAAAGGACCCAAAGGCATACGATGATTTATTTGTAGCTAATAGTACCGAAATGGAAAAATCGGACAAGAAATTACAAATGCAGCCCGTAAAAAAGGATAACCTGAATGATAAGCCAAATGAGATGGTAAGGGTGAAATTGAAGGAGGCTATTATTAAGCTGTTAAAAGAGGAGCAAGAGTTTGATTATGGTTTAAATAAGTCTGTAAAATTACCAGAAGGTGGGGAAGGGACTATTGTAGAAGTTAAAGGAGGTACTTTGACTGTAGAGATGGCTGACGGAACTAAGAAGCACTATCAGATGAACGTAATAAGACATGCTAATAATCCAGAACAGATAGAAAAAAAGGAGGAAGAAGTAAAAGCAGAACCAAGTAACCATAAGGACGAACTTATGGAGAAGATAAAGAGGTATCTCCAGGCTTTGAGGGAGAAGAAAAAGGGGAAGGTAGATGAGGATGAGACTTTCGCAGTAACAAGAACTAACGTTAACAATGTTAAAAATAAAATAAAAGGTAATACAAATCTGACGAGTAAACAAAAAGAAACACTTACTAAGTCAGCTACACCAGGATCTACTATAACAACCGGATAAATGAGCAAACAACTATTAATAGAATACGGAACATTCGTACCAACTATCAGGCTTAACGAAGGATTTAAGTCAGAGGATGGGAATATGATGGTAGAGGGTAAATTACAAGCATGTGATAAGCCTAACGCCAATCGTAGGGTATATCCATATTCAGTGTTATATCCTCAAGTAGAGAAGTACATAGCTGGACCCATAAAAGAGAATAGAGCTTTGGGGGAGTTAGATCACCCAGAATCTACAGTAGTTGAGTTAAAGAATGTGTCTCACAACATAAAAGGATTGTGGTGGGAAGGTAAAGATTTATATGGTAGAATTGAAATATTACCAACACCTTCTGGAACTATACTTAAAAAATTATTTCAAAGCAATATTACAGTAGGTATATCTTCAAGAGCATTAGGTACGGTATCTCCATTAGGTGAGGGACTAGTACAGGTAGAAGACGATTTGGATTTAATATGTTGGGATTTCGTATCTCAGCCTAGCACTTACGGAGCTTACATGAAACCTGTAGTAAGCACATCGTCTACTAATACAGCAGCTACTTTAAAAGAATCAGTTCAATTAAATATACAGACTCCAAATAAATACGGAAAAGTAAACAACATAATAAGGGATTTGATTTGTAGTTATAGCGGAGTTTGCTGCATAAAATAAAACGTAGATGATAAAGTTAAGAAATTTACTGAACGAAATTGATGATGAGAAGTTCTCAGACGTAAGTGATGACGTTATGAATATGCAACACTAAAAAATTTTTTGGTAAAATTTAATTTATCGAAAAATGCTGATATTTATGAATAGATGCATTACTTCTAATGTGATGCTATACTTTATAATTTAGATATTGCCCCCTTCCAACCAATAGGCAATTAGAGTAAATCAAAAAAAACAAAGATGGAAAAAAACATGTATCAAGAAGCAATCGCTGATGCTAAAGCTGTACGAGCAAGCGCACTCGCAAACGCCAAAGCTGCGATTCAAGAAGCTTTCGAACCAAAGCTACAGGAGATGATTAAAAAGACAATGGAGGAAGAAGATTATACCGAAGGTATGGACGAACCAATGGAAGAAGAAACTTCATATGAGGGCGGTCCAGGCAAAGAGGAATATGCCGACAAAATTGACGAAGACACTCTCGAAGAAACAACTCTTGAGGAAATCCTTGCCGAACTAGAGGCAGACGATAATCCGATGGAAGGAGAGGGTGACACGAAAAATCTCCATGAAGCTGAGGAAGAAGAAGAGGGCGAATCAGAAGAGGAAGAAGAAACCGAAAAAGAGACTGAAACTGAAGAAGAAGGTGAAGAACCATCAGGAGAAACTAAAGTAGTTGACATCACACTCGAAGACCTGGTTGACGCAATCAAAGCGGCTATGGCAACAGAAACTCCGGCACCAGAAATGGGAGCAGATATGGGTAGTGATAACGAAGTGGTGGATCTTGAGGAAATTCTTGCTGAAATCGAAGAAGGTGAGGAGCACGAAGAAGAGGACGGCAGTATGAAAAAAGAACTTGAAGAGGCAAAAGCCACAATTAATCAAATGAGAGAAGAGCTTAACGAAATTAATCTGTTAAATGCTAAACTTCTTTACGTAAACAAGCTATTCAAGTCAAAAACACTGTCAGAATCTCAAAAAGTGAAAGTACTTAATTCTTTCGACAAAGCTACTACAGTTAAAGAAACTAAAATGGTTTACAACACTTTGATGGAATCACTTCAGACTCCTAAGAAAACAGCTCTGAAAGAATCAATCGGTTTCGCATCAAAGGCAGCAGGTGTAGCTCCTAAAGGAAATACAGTAGAAGCTGATCCGTTTATAACAAGAATGCAAAAATTGGCAGGAATAATTTAATAAAAACTAAAACAAAAAACAAATAAAAATGGCAAATTTAGTAAATCAACTATTAACAGAATCTGCACAGGAGTCATATAGTACCCAGCAGACTGTAGCCCAGCGTTTAGCAAATAAATGGGCTCCCTCAGGTCTCTTGAAGAACCTTGACGGTCAAGACAAAAACAACGTAGCTATCATCCTAGAAAATCAGGCAAAGCAGCTCGTAAAAGAATCATCTACTTCAGGTGGTGGTACAACTTCAGGCGCAACCTTCACTCCGGGTGCAGGTGAGCAGTGGGCAGGTGTAGCTCTTCCACTTGTACGTAAAATCTTCGGTCAGCTCGCATCAAAAGAGTTCGTAAGCGTACAGCCTATGAATCTCCCTGCGGGTCTAGTATTCTTCCTTGATTTCCAGTACGGTAACGGTAGTGCAACAACTAACCCTAACTTCACTGCTGGTCAATCAATGTACGGTACTAACTCTGCGAACTTTGGTAACACTGCTGCTGGTGGTCTTTACGGTGCTGGTCGTTTCGGTTACTCTCTGAACGAGTTTACTGCTTCTGGTGTAACAGCAGTTACAGCATCAGCTACTTGGGCAGAACTTAACTTCGATAGTACTTATAGTGCTTCTGCTGCTGCGGGAACAGTTCGTAAGCTGACAGTACAAAGTAGCTCACTCCCAGCTATGAACACTCAAGGCGTGAGAGCATTCGTAATCTCATCTGGTTCAGTAGTAGGAGCATCTACATTGCTTCCAGCGTTTACTTCTTACAACAGTGCTACTGGTGATGTAAGCTTCTTCGTTACAGCTTCTGCTGCCCAAATTCCTATATTTACTACGAATTTCTCAGTTTATTACAATAAGCAGACAGACTTCAACACTCGTGGTGATTTCGAAGATCGTACAGCAACTCAAGCTTTTTCAGTTCCTAACGCTTATTCACCTTCTTCTATCGTAATCCCAGAGATTAACGTACAGATGAAGAGCCAGACCATCTCTGCTAAAACTCGTAAGTTGAAAGCACAATGGACTCCAGAATTCGCAGAAGATCTGAACGCATACCACTCACTGGATGCTGAAGCAGAATTGACTGGTCTTCTGTCTGAGTACATCACTCTTGAGATTGACCTTGAAGTACTTGATATGCTTATTCAGAACGCTCCTACAAGGGAATTCTGGTCAGCTAAAATCGGTAATCAAATCAATACATCAGGTACAGCATTTGACTCAAACACAGACGGTGCTTACTACAACCAAATGACTTGGTTCCAGACTATCGGTATCAAGCTTCAAAAAGTATCTAACATCATACATCAGCGTACTCTTCGTGGTGGTGCAAACTTCATGGTGATTTCACCTGCGGTAGCA